GTGATATCCACGCGGACGGCTAGTCAACCCCTTAGGGATCAGCTTGGAAACTGATACCAAGGGATGACAGAACGGATTTCCAGTGTGCGAGAGTCGTCACCCTACCGACCTGAACTTCTGGTATAGGCAAATCGAGGTTTCCCTCGAGCACCTTATCCAGGTTGCGTCCAAGCAGCTCGAACATAGGAGTGAAACTATCTCCTATAGCTGTAGAGACAAGACTACTGGCCCTCTGGTCGAGGACCGTGACCATGTCCTCCCTATTGGGAGAACCTGGCCATGAGGCTTCCAACGAAAGTCCACTGCTGTAAAGCAAGGACCTGATGTAGCCTGAGTAGCCTGTTACCCTATCGCGGGCAACGTAATCTCCTAGTAACATCGGGAGAAACGGAGTGATCCGTTCATCCAGGCTGAGACCTTTAGGGTTCCAGCCCAGACCTCCCAGACATTCTGGTAACCCAGAAATCGCCCTGACGACAGCACGTTGCTGACGTTGGAGCACAGGGACAAGTGAAGGCATGTTCTTGACGATATCCAAAAACGAATCGTCAGAGACTTTTCTCCACTTATACTGAGGTATTACTCGATCACAGGTGTAAACTCGTGACCGAAACTCAGCTACCAGGTCCGATGACAAGGTCTTCGCCTCTGCCACAGGACAACTGAGGAGATCAAGCGTAGATCTGTACTTAGTGTACAGGTCTGGGTCTAAGATGACAACGTCATCTCCAAGGATGTAGAAATCACCATCCCACTCCCTCCCTAGAAGGCCCTGTAAAAGGACCCCATGGGTGAGAGCGAAGGAAGCGAAACTTGGGTATAACCCAAGTGGCTGCCCTTTGGTCCAGGATACAGCTCTGGATAGCCCTAGCTCATACAAAACATTATGTGGTAAGGCCTTAGGAAGGCGCCACATACCCCTTGACACCCTAAAGAACAAGTCCACATCTGTGGCATCAGGAAGCAAGTGCTTTAGCACCTGAATCTGAAGGTCTAGGGGAAAGTAGTCG